TGTCGTAGGTGTTGCTGCTCTTTGTCTTGCCAGCGTTTCCGACCGCCTGCGTTCTTCGGCCTGCTGTGCGGCAATTCTATTCTTCTCTACTTGCGTATTCCAGAGAACCACAGCCTCTTGATACTCCTGGAATCTAACTCTTTGTTCTGCCCGAATTTGGTTGAATACCTTTGTGTCGTCAACCACGATACTTTCTCTGGATGCTTTCGGTGAAGCATCCGTATTACTATGTTTATCGGTGATACCACCGATAGATGCTGTTATAAGTAAGATTAAACTCGATAATAGTATTCTCATAATTACCTTTCCGCACTTTATGTGCTATATTGCCATAGAGCCTAATTTGACTCTACATATATTTAACAGGGGCCAACCTTTGGGGATTTGGGAGTAAGGTTGGCCCCTGTTAAACTTGTTATGAAATTACTCAGCGGCTACGGCGAGCAGCTTTCTTAGCCTCAGCCTCAATAATTTCATCCACCTTGTCCTCGGCAGTCTTGCCTTGGAAGTAGAGAGTCTGCTCATCCTTACGGTAGCGAATCTCCACAGCCATGCCGATAGTTCTAGCAGCAGTGCGAATGCGCTGCGAGAGCGAGTTGTAGTGCTTACCCTCAGTCACATTCTCAATAGCCTTAGGCTTGCAGGTCTTCAGCAGATCCTGAATCTGCTTAGTTTCCTCAGAAGCTCTTTTACCACCGCCACGAACTAACGGCGGCAGCTCCTTTACATCCTTGAATTCCATATCTATTCCTATTCATCCTCGCCCGGAACCCTGCGCTCCGGGCTAGTGGTAGACACCGTACACCCCGCTTGAGACGATTTCAAGTCGAAGTCATTGTTTTTGTGTAGGGGCCACATCTAAGACACCTTCTTTGATGCGGCGGCATCGCGGTCATTTTCCAAATATCTGGCGCGCATAGGATTTCTAGGGCGACCGTTCGTGAAATAGGCGCCACCCCAAAGCCCTGTTTCCCCAGCGGAAACTGCGTAAGAATGGCAGTCCTCAAGGACCGGGCAGCTTCGGCAGAAATAAACCATTGAATTCTTAAAGTTCCCGGTTCCGCGCTCAAATTCCTCAAAGAAAGCGGCAGTATTTTTTGCTTCGTGGCGACAGCGAGCTTCTGACATCCAAGCAGTATTTAACTCTGTTAAGACTTGCATCCTAGCATCATTCTTCACAATAATCTCCTATGCTGATTTGACGGCTCTCTCTCCCCCGCCGGGGCATCCCCTAACCGATAGCGTGCTACGCACGCTATCGGTCCAGCGCGCTCCCGTCAAGGGGTTTTTATATCATTTCGATTAGCCAGCTTTCTAGGTCCTCAGGTATGTTCCTACTTGGCTTGGTCTGATCTGAGGAGGGCTTAGAGATAATCTCGATAGCTTCTTCGCCATCATAAATTTCATTCTCAATCGAATCCCCGCCCCAAATCTCAATCTCAACATCTTGCGTCGCACCAAAATTAGTAATACACCGATACACCGAACCAGCGAGCGCGTCGGCCTTATCTTTTTCACCTTTGGAGGGGTGGTCTACCTTATTATTATTAATGAGTCTAAGTTTAAGAATTTCGCCCTCTACGAGCTGCTCGTCCCAATATCCTCTTAGTCTTCCATCGTAAATAGAAGTTGAAAGAGTATCGTAAGCCGATTTCTTTACGGTAAATGCGTCAGCATTAATACCCATATTTCTCAATGACTGAATCATATCAGCGCTTTGCCAATAGTCGAAAGTCACAGAAGCTACCGTAAACTTACGACATAGCTCAACAATCATAGAGCGAACAGCCGAAAAGGGCACCTCGGAGTTAACCTCAGCCTTCCACGCTGTGATGTAATCAATATTAACAATAGGTAATACTTCTATTCCAGAGCCGGTATTTACTTCCTTCATACCCGACATATGAACCATACATAAGGCAGCTTTATCTCGCTTAAGCCCTAAGTCCACGTGAATAAATCTAGAAAAACCATCGGTCCCATTAAACCACGGCTTCCAGCTACCATCCTCAGCAACTGGCGTATCGGCATACATAAATGCTGCCCGAACACGCTCTGGCTCTCGGAAGTATGCGTCCTCCATCTCGGGAGGCTCGCATTCGAATCTAGCCCTAGCCTCACGAGGATTTCTAACATATTCTGATTCTAAATCTTCACGAGTAATAGTCGGATTGACTTCCCACGTTGCCTTCTTAATCCCCCAAGTCTTGGGTTCATTATTCGCAATAGCCCCATAGTATCTTTCCTCAATGAAGTCACCCTTGAACCGGGGGAATGAGAGCAGCACTACTTTCCCTACATCAGGGAATCGAGACATAATCGAGGCCTTACTCATTTTATAAATAGCTGAAGCCGAACCCTTGGCTCTAGATTCACCCTTTAATTCTACATCCGTCTTGAAGGCAGCAATCTCATCCAGCACTACTGTCATAACCTCATAGCCCTCCCAGCCTTCTGACTCGGAGTGACCAGAGAAACATCTAATCGGTCGGCTAAAGAAGAAAACCTCACCCACTCGCGGCTCGAACCCTACATCATTAAAGTAGGGCGAGCGCAGCAATAAATTTTTGAAAGGTTCGAAGAATACCCGCTGAGCCTGCTGAGCGTTCACAGCCAAATTCAGAAGGTCAATATAAACACCGTGAGCCTTGTTGTAGTAGTCCAGCGGGTCCCGTAGGCAATGAAGTAAGTAAGCAATATAAGCAAGTGAAATTCTTGAGGTGTGGTCCTTCCCACTCCCCTTACCAAGCATAGCAATTACTTCATTAACAGTATACTTGGTATAGATTTCCATACCCTTTTCTTCTCCATAGAGTTGAACGAGGGTATGGGGCTTATAAATTTGGGTGATATGCTTTGCGATTTCCGTCTGCACCGGGGAAAGTGGAGGTAGCCCAAGATACTTTCTATCCTGAACGAATACCTCAAGAGGCACAGGCTCTTCTTCTAATTCCTCCTTACGGAGCAATCTATCGAAGTCCTCGTAGTTAAAGTTTAATCCCCAAAAATCTGTCATACGTCAAAATCGTCATCTTCTAAATCAGCTTCGCTGACATCAGAAGACTCTTCGCTTTCGGCATTGTCCATTAAAGAAAATGCCTCAGCAAGTTTCACGCGAGCTAAGTCCCGACACCTTTCACAATCGGAAATCACATCTCGTAATACTTCTGAGAGAATCTGGTTAACAGATTCCGCTTTCTGCATTCTAGCAATATATTCTGAGTCTGGCTTGTTGCCGCCCATTAACTGATGTAACTGAGCTTTCTTGGTTGTTACATCTAAAGCTAATTTGAGCGCCTGCGTTCGCGCTCCGACCATTCCATTATCAGTCGCTACCGAAACTGTTTCCCAAGCTTCCTTGGAGATTTCGTCCAGCTCATTTAAGAACCTAAGGGTATTCTGCTGTACTCGCTCTAAGAAATAAGGGTCATTTTCTGACTGTTCTTTAATCAGCCGAAAATATTCTTGCACGTACTGCTTAGCTTTATATGGACTAATCTCCATGAGCTCAGCAATATTGCTGTAGTTATAGCCCTTAATTGAGAGGCTTCCTGCCTCCTCTACGAGTTGCAGTTCCTCAGCTAAGCCCAGACCGCTTTTAGCAACTTCCTGACTCATTAGTATATGATATCACTTTCGGTCACTATTCGTCAAATTCCTCTGGCATCTCAGCATCGCGAATATTTAAGCCGCTATCTTTTTGCTTAGATTTCGGGGCAGCAGCCTTAGCCCAATCCTTGGCTTTAGGCATTCGTGGAGTTCTAGTCTTCTTGACCCTAGAAGCCGCTTCTCTTTCCTCTGGGGTGATTCCCCACTTATCGAAGATAACCTCTAATGCCTGACGTATTTCGGCGGCAACAATCATATAGATTTTTTCATACCGCTCATCGGTAATATCTGATGCCATATACTTACTTCTGCATTTACGTGCGTGAGCGTTTCCACCAAGTGCCGAAATCTTAGCATCGCATTCGGCCCACAATCTTGCTAAATTATCTTCCATTAGTTTGTCCTCGCAAAATATTCTAAGATACCGCTAACGATATCAAATTCCTCATCAGTTAAATCTTCCATTGGCAGATATTTATGTGAAATATATCCCCACATTAAAAACCTGACTTCCGCATCCTGCGTCAACGGATCGAACTTGACTTGCGGATAAATAATACCACCATCAAGCAGCTTTATCAAGTCGTCGTAGAAGGACTGACTGCACTCATCACCAAATAATTCCTGCTGGAGAGAGTCCAGCAAACGCTGGACTCTCTCCCACGCAGGATAGTTCGTAAACTTCATAACTTCCCAAGACTGCTTTCTAGCCTGAGGTAGATAAAGCTTACGCATGGCTACCATTACTCTACGGAACCACCGCAAGACTCACAGCGAGTAGTCTTATTAACCATCGCAGAACCAGCAATAGCAAAGAGGTGTTCTCTGTGAGCATCGGTAACATCGGCGTGTGATGCCACCCAAGTAAGTAAGTTAATTACATCGTACATGGTACGCATTTCACCTGAAACGGTAGACTTAAATTGTTGATTGTCCACCGACTCAATAATGAGATTCTTAAGCTTCTTGGGGAGGCTATTCTCCGCACAGATGCGACCGATAAGGCTAATGAAGTTCGTCACTTCAATCTCGGCCAGCTCTGCAAAGCCATCCAACATAGGCTGGATCTGGCTAATAGCGGAAGTCACATATTCCTTAGACTGTTCAATAAGTTCACCGGAAGACTTGCCGCTTACCCGAAACTTCTTGCTGCTAATCGGAGTAATGGCTGAGTTCATACAAGCAATACGGCAAAGGTAGCTATCAAATCTTGGAAAAGCCGACCAAGCATCTGAGTACAGCACTCGCAGACCAGCCCGAACAGGAGAGTCTACAATATGAGTATCATAGCTAGGTGAGAAGCCTACATACTCAAGAGTATCACCAGAGATACTCCAGTTAGCGATCTCCATTGTATCCTGAACACAGGACTCGACTGCCTCAAATACCTGCACTGCTGGTACGTAAGTGTATGAGGGATTCATAAACGAACGAACCGTATTGCCCTCGAATAAACCAGCCCACATCATTTCACTTCTGAGGTTAAGCCAGTAGTTAAAGGTTAAGTCTCGCAACTCCTGCGGGCAACGCTCTGCGTATGCCTTGGGAACATTCAGTAAATCACAAAGCTGCTCGGTGGCATTCTCACTAAGATTGTACTTTTCATCATTGTAGATGACATTACCATTCTCATAGGTCATCTCATTGAGCATAAAACGATTATGCGTAGTCTTACTATCTCTGTCAGAGAGATATTCCAGTAACGTAGTCATTACTTCTCCTTTGATGTTTTTGCCGAAGCAGAAGCATCGTATCAAGAGGTGACGGGCCGGTCAAGCAGAATCGGAATTTTTTTTCTGCCCCCGGGTGTCGAGATACCGCTCCATGAAATACGTCTTGTAAATTTTGTGATAAGACCAGAATTTAGGGTCGGTGTCCTCCAGCAACTTAGCAATCCCCTCGCGAGGTAGCAAGAAATAGAGAATGCCTAAGGGCATATAAACTACATAACTACTATCCTTATGTTTGAGATTATAACGTCTTACAATGCTATCAAAATTCTTGATAAGCTTAGAGACATCAGGGCCGCTGAAGATATCGATCCCGCCGTCCTCAAGCCTATCTCGGGGACAAAAATCATCAACGGCTACAATAGTGCCGTATGCACGACATACCAATGGCCTATATTCATAGATAGTGCAACCATCTTTATAGAAAACACAATGACCGTCATAGCCACCATCAGGCTGCCATGACTTATCATACATCTTTTCTACCAAACCATCGATAATACTCTGGAACCACTTCTCGCCTTCTTCAATGCCGTAGCGCTCCATTTTAAGATAAAACTCACGCTTAAGGTGAAAAGCGATATTGGCACATTCTAACATCGGAAGCTGCAAGCCGACCTTGCAGCACTTCCCAGACCCTTTGCAGCCGGTTCTAAGGTGGTCATGATTGGCCTGCAGATGCCGCATATGATTGTAAATCATATCCAGCTCCGAGAAGAGAGATAAATCTTTTACTGTAAAATTAACGTTGCCCACGTTTTTTCGCCTGACTTCTTTTGCGTTGCTCTCGTTTAATGGCTTCGATACGAAGTTGCATTGGAGACTTTGCTACAGGCTTCCCTCCTACTGCTTTCTTCTTTAAGTTTCTACCCTTGCCCCTATACTTAAGTAAATCATAACGATCTACCCAGTTATATATGGCCTGCACCGTAACGGAAACATTATAATTATCTTTAAGGATTTTTTGAATATCCTTGAGATTCATCCGTTTCTGTACATAGTGTTGATATAACCACTGTTTATCTTTATATGGTTCCATGTATACTCCTAGTATTGAGTATAAACACCCCAGCAGGCAATAGCTATTGCGTCAATAATATCGTAGTCATCTTCATTTAACTCTTTAATTTTATCCTGCAGGATTGTTTTTACTCTATTTTTGCGCTCAAAAGAAGCCATCTTCTTTGCTTCCTTCTCACCAAATTCCTTTGACCACTCTGCGATTTCTGCCTTAGATACACTCTTATATCCAAGCCATCTCTTCCACTCAAGAGGTCCAACGTCTTTTACTTTTACCCCGCTGTTAAGCGCCAAACCAAGCATATGTCCAACCACATATGATAATAAACGACTTGTTTGCGGATTCTGAATATAAATTGTTTGCTCAATAATGACCATATCGGGCTTATGATAAGAGATAAGTTCGGGCACTATAACATTAAGTAAACCAAGCTTAGACATTACATCATCTAAACCAGAAAAATTAATCTTTCCTTTAGCCTTGAGTTTGACTTGACTTCCGCTGCGCGAAACAACAGCAAAGGCAAGTGATTTAGTGGATGGGTCAATCGCTAATACTGTACCGGAGTGTATCTTGTCTGCAAGGCTCATAGGTCATACTCCTTACGGAGCTGTTCTTCATCCCATCCCCATCGTCCAAGTCTTTTTACAAAGCGATCTATCTTATGAGCTTCGCATATATCTTCTTTATTGTATCTACTCAGTATGGTCTTACAGCCACGCCTGCGGCACGTTTTGCTACTCTTTCCAGATAGTCTATCTTTGTTCTCATAATACCTATCTAGAACTTTTTTATTGGTGGCTACCTTGCGGCACCCTATTGAGCAGTATTTCCCATTGTGCGCTTTGGGCTGGAAAATCGCACCGCACTCATCGCACTGTCTATTGTCATATTCCATCTTCCTTATCCGACCAGCACATCTCTGCTAAATCACACATACGACAGGTCGTAGAGGTAATCTGCTTATAGGGACGCTTTGGAAGGTTACCCTCCTTGTATATGCTATATATCTTAGCATACTTCTTGAAGAGTTTATCCACAAAGTCGTCGTTACGCTCTACATAGATGGGAAGAATTTCTTGGTTATTCTTGTTTTCGTAGATTACGAACCCGCCGTCAAGGTCTAGGCATCTCATGTAAATTTGAGCCTGACGGTAGTGGTCATCCTTGGGCTTATGGTGGGCTTTTCTAAGCATAAAGCCTTGGTCAGCGATTGACTTTAGCTCAATCAGCTTGCGCCCGTCCCACTCAATGATGCCATCGGCAGTGCCCTCAATGGGCGGATTATCATAGGCCACCGGAATCTCGCACTCCAGCAGAATACCCATCTCGTCTAGATACTTATAGATGCGATCGTGCGTTGCGTGGCCATTATCAAAAATACGCTGCGTTCTGGCATCATATTTGGGTTGATAGGTTACGCCCCGAAAAAGGTATACGGCATAGCGCCCGCATTCATTTGTGGTGCTCGGATGAAACCCACCAATCTTTCTGGTGCGCTCAACGATGTGCTTGTCCTTAATAGACCTATCGATAGCCTCCGATAAGGCTTCTTCCATATCAATAGGCTGAATTGGTACAATTTCCTTGACCGGCTTAACCGGAGCAATAGACATTAAATCAACAAGTTTTTTCATCGAAGAATCCCAGCAGAAACAGCGTCAATACGACCTAACAACTTCAGGGTATTGATATTCTCTTCCAGAGCGTGATACATCGTCTGAAATACGTCCTTACGTCTCCTGTTAATAATACTGCTGTTGCCCGAAGTCTTATAGTGCTGAGCTTTGATGCCTACTTTATAGCGATACGCAGCAAGGATATTAGCATACTTAACGGCTTTAGCTGAATGATATGAGTCTGGATTGTCGATAATATCCTGCACCACACTCATCACCTCAATGAACTCCTCGGCGTCTTCACCGAGACTTTCACGCAGTTGCTCTACAGTCATACTTACATGTTCAGTCATTTTCTTCTCCTGTTAGATCCATAAAAATATTCCAATCAATAATTGCAAGTTTGGTTCCATCGCCAAAGACCACAGAAATGATTGGCTCTCTGTAGTTATCCTTCCAAGCATCTCTACGGTGCTTGGCCCAATTCTCTGCTGTGATGGTAAAAGTTTTCTCGTTATGCTTGTAGTCTAGCAGATAACCGGGCAGCTTAGCGTCACCTTTATCTTTTCCTCTTCCTGAATTAGCTACTAATGAAGCCCCATCTTTCTTAGCTTCCTTAGCTTCGCGCTTATCATTCTTACGAGGCAAGCTCTTCACCGTCATCAGTGATAATTTGCATTGTATCTAATGCTGCCTGAATCTGCTCCATGAGGGCGTCGTCAGCTGCATCAACTAAGCTTCGTAAGCCATGATACTTATTGTCACCAAAATAAAACCAAGCACCACGCTTCTCAACCACTCCATTAATAACTGCAAGGTCAATCAACTCCATTTTCGTATCAATCTGAGCATCCTGAGGGGAGAACCAATAAGAGCCTCTAGTTCCCTCTACAGGTGCTTGCTTGGACTTCTCAATCGTCCACCTTACTTGACGATTCACAATCAAATCTGAATCGCCCGCCCGCTCCAGCGAATCCTTCGCAGCGGAAGCAAAGAGATTCACAATATTCGTAGTCCAATGCAACTCAGCGTTGCCAACCTTAGCCATGAGACGAGGGTGATTGCCACTAAGGTCCATAGTCTGCTGGGCTACCATAATGACAGCATTATTAACATTTAAATACTGAGCCATCTTTTGGTACATAAGACGACGCGAACGCGACTGCGACGCAATACCGCCGCTTCCTTCTGCGTCCTTATAGAAGGACTCTGAGGCTATACCATTGATACTATCGATGAGAAATACATACTTCTCATCCTTTTCCTGCATCAGCGGAATAATATGCTTAAGGATATCTTCAGCAATTCTACTCTGGAGCAGAATGCGGTTATCCAAATCTAAGCCACACTTCTCAGCCCAGTTATCAGTAATAGAACCTTCGGTATCTACAATAACTGCCGTGTAGCCCTTCTTCTGCGCTTCGGCAAGAAGATGCAGAAGCATCGTTGTCTTACCAGCAGAAGGCGTACCCCAAACGAGACTGAATCTACCAGTCCAAAGACCACCGCCAAGGACATGATTTAAACCAGTCGAAGGCGTGGGAATTACATCATGCTGCGGCATGCGCTCACCGCGATTAATTCTCAACATGTTTTTCTCCTATTTTAAAATATGGCATTTTTATACCAGATGCCTAACTGGTAATACCTTTGATTTCCCTGAATTTCTCCAGCGAAATCGCATCTTCAAAGATTATATCAGAACTCTTGACCGACTTGCGGTAAATCAGAGGACTAAATTGCTGTCGCACCAGATGGATTACGGACGGTAGCGTTCTGTTGAAAATAACAATCTTATAAATCCGATTCTTTACCGGGTCGTACATATACATTGATGCCATGAGCTTACCAGTCTTAGTATTGAAGATACGGCACCGCATTACAATACCCAAGCTTTTCTCGGAGTCAAAGTCGCCCACGCCATGTGGTCGCAGTTCTTCAGCCAGCGTATCAAATGAGCCACTAGATAAGAGATTAAGAAATATAGCGAATTTCTCGTCGCTCGCCATGCTGCCTGAAATTAGGTCATCAAGACTTGCGTCCATCCATTTTTGAGGCTCGTCAGTCTGACAGTAGGCGATAATTGATTTATCTCCGACAAGAGCATAGATATGCTCACGGGTTTTGAGATTCATCTCCAAGTCACCAAAGCCCGTAACCGACGAAGTTGAGTCTTCAATCTCTACCCTGAAATAGTGCGGCTTGCGCTTAGTGCTCTTAGTCAGCCCTCGAATGAAATGATAGTCATTAACATCAATATCAACATCAATACAGTCAGTCAACAAGTCCTTAAATGTCGTATCCTCATTGACATAAATCGGATAGTTCAGAATTGGCAGATAGTATTGCTTCTCGTCGTAATCTCCGCTATGACCGATACTCTTGAAAGCTCCAACCTTTGAAAGATTCTCGACAACTGTGGAGCGAACAAAAGTCCGACGACACTTTCCGTTAAATTCATCGAATGACCCAAAAGGTCTGTTGCGAATAATTTCATCCAACGCACCCTTTCCGACCCCTAACACATTACCCAAGCCAAACCTAATAGCGTTGCCCTCTAACGAGAAGCTGCTGTCGGATTCATTAATGTCAGGGCCTTTGACCTCAATGCCTAGGCGGTTAGCTTCCAGCAACAAGGTTGAGATACGCTCTTTCTCATTTTCGTTAGCGAGAAGAGCCCACATATATTCTAGCGGATAATTGATTTTTAACCACATGGTCTGATAGGACAGTACCGAATACCCCACCGCATGGCTCTTATTGAACATGTATAACGATGACTTCTCAAAGTCATCCCACATTTTCTCCGCTGCCTGTTTGGTGATATGCTGTGATGCATTTTCTACGAACTTATCCTTGTATACATCGAACTCCCTACCGTCCCGCTTCTTTCCAATAATCTTTCGCAGCTTATCGGCCTCAGACCACGAGAATCCCGCAAGAGCCACAACAGTCTGCATGAGTTGCTCTTGATAGATAAACGTACCGTAGGTTTCACGCAAAATATCCTCAAGCATTGGATGTGGATATTCTACCTGCCTACTTCCAGATTTACAGGCGATGTATTGCTCTCCCTGAGTGAGCATGGCACCCGGTCTAACTAGAGCGTTCGATACGGCTAAGTCATTGAAGTCTGATACGCCCATCTCAAGCAAGAGACGAGTGTACGCAGATGCTTCGGCCTGAAAGACTCCAAGGGTATTACCGCTCTGAATCTCAGTGTAGACCCTTGGGTCATCAAGTAGCATGGAGTCTTTCGTTACATCGACGCCATGACGACTCTTAATTGCCTTAATAGCGTCATCAACAACAGCAACGGCCTTCACGCCAAGAATATCAAACTTAATTAGCCCGAGTTGCTCCGCTTGTACCATGTCATAGGCAATAACCTCCACGCGCCCATCGGCGCTGGGATCAGACCTAGTTTCAATGGGGCATACTTGCCATAAAGGAATATTAGATACCACTACACCGGCAGCGTGGGCACCGGCAGTACGAATACGACCCTCAATGCGACGAGCAATCGTCAGCACATCAGGGTACTCATCAACATACTTCTTACACTTATCCTGAAACTCTTCCAGCGTCTCAAACAACGGGGTCATCTTATTGACCTCGTTATATGGGACACCGAATGCCCGGCTAACGTCCTTGATGATAGACTTAGCCTTAAACTCACCGAAGGTAGAGATAGAAGCTACGTTTTCCCTACCCCATCTTTCTTTGATATATTCCTTAATAAGATACCTTTTCCTGTCATCAAAGTCCAAATCAATGTCAGGATAATCGTTTCTTTCCTCATTGATAAACCGGAAAAAGAGCAAATTGTGGGTCAGGGGGTCAATGCTCGTAATATCGAGCGCATACGCCAAAATAGAGCCCCCTACGGAGCCTCTAGCGGGTCCTCTGGCAATGCCTTGAGAGTCAGCCCATTTGACAATATCCCAGATAATCAGGAAATAGTCTGAGAAGTCCAATTTCTTGACAATGGCCAACTCTTCTTCCAGCCGCTCCATATATCCGGGCGTATCGCGCAGACCTTTCTCACGCAGGCCCCACTCTGCAATTTCATACAGATAATCATCGCTATTAAGAATCTTTGAATACGAGGGCAGAAGCTTGCGCTTGGTAACAATTTCAGCGTTGCACTTATCCGCCACCTCAAGAGAGTTCTCAATTAGGGACGGCTGGCTCCACCCGTGTTCTGCAAAGTACTTCGTTACTTCCTCACTAGACATGAGGTAAGGATGAATATCATCGAACCTAAGACGCCTATCTGGGAACAACATATTCATACGGCGCACAAGGTCCCGCTCTTTCTTAGCGGCGTCAGCGTGCTCTCTAAGGTGTCTATCTGCAGCTGCGTTCATACTCGGAATCTGAGCTACGCACAGGAGTACTTCTTCAATGCCACGGTCGGCTAAGGTAGGATAGTGGCAATCAATAGTGCCTACTGCTTTGATGCCCATCGCGTCACTGAAAGACAGCAACGTCTTATTTAAGTTAGGTTCATTCCAAGGTTGTAACTCAAAGTAGTAGTCGTCCTTAAATCGCTCATAGAATCGCTCCGCTGTTTGCTGAGCCTTGCCCTCTTCGCCATTCATGATTTGACGGCTGAGGTGCGATGCCATACATCCGGACAGTACTGTCACATCTCCAGCAAGATATTCTAAATCATCCCACTCAATGCGAGGTTTGTGATAAAAACCATCTACCCAAGATTTCTGCATGAGCTTGAAGAGTTTCTGCAGGCCATCTTGATTTTTAGCATGCATGATGAGATGAAAGCGCTCTGCCTTCTTATCATCGCTATCCGAGGCAAGTGACGGCACATAATAAAACTCACAACCAAAAATTGGCTTTACGCCAACATTTTGGCAAGCCTGCTGAAATTGCAGGGTTCCCGCCATAGTGCCGTGGTCAGTGATACTGACTGCCGACTGATTATTACGTTTGGCTATTTCTGCAATTTCTGACGGGCGACTCATCCCATCAAGGAGAGAGTATTCGCTATGTACATGAAGATGCACGAAATCCAACGTCAGGCCCCAATTCTCATATCGATATGATCGAATAAATAGTTATAGCCGTCCATATTGCGATATGGTTCAGCGCAGACGACCCGTGCGATACCAGCATTCAGAATATGCGGCGCACATTGCATACATGGAGTACAAGTTAAATAGAGAGTAGCACCACGCGTGGTGACGCCATTAAAGCAAGCATTAGTTAGCAAATTAAGTTCAGCATGAATGGCGATACACTCAGAAGAACCAGCGCCATGATCTGGGCAGTGATCGATACCGCGAGGGGCACCATTATATCCCGTTGAAAGAATAGCCTTAGTCTCTGGGTCCACCAGCACTGCCCCAACATTGCGAGATGGACAAGTTGCACGCTCAGACACAGCAGCGGCAATATTTAAGAAATACTCATCCCAAGTTGGACGCATCTTCTACCATCTCAGCTTTGATTAAGTCAATAATCTTCTCGATCTCTCTAATCTTCCTAATCAGAGGACCATACTTCATCTGCGTGTGCATATCTCGGATATCCCACAGTTGGAGCATATGCAAGCTCGTATCATATATATGGTTGAGATAAATCTCCAAACTTTCCTGCTGTTCCATCAACTATACCTCTGTATCAAATATGCTGGAACGTCGCGTTCCTTCGCCAATTCTAGCATATGTTGAGTGCCGGGGCTAGCCAAAATGTCAGGAACGAATGCAAAAATAAAGTCAGGATTGTTTTCATCCAAGATTTTAGAATTACGAGCGTAACCTAGAGTGGGAGTAAACTCTGCGGGGTCGATAGCATATTCTTGAATTTCTAAATCACCGGCCCGCAAAACACCGCGATTGAAAGATTCAATCTTCTTAGCGCATCGTGCAGACAAAAGACCGGCGCCCCGGTCATTAGTGTGAATAACTTTCAATTTTTCTTCTCTGTTGTCGATGATTTCATAGAGCCCCCACATACATGCAAAGATGATGGTCTCATCTTTCCAGTCTTGACTTCCACAGAAAAGGGCAGTTAGGCGTTTACTTCTTGCTGCCATAGTACCTCATCACAGTCTTTACAGAAGAAAACTCGATACCAAGTTTCATTAGCTTTATCGTAGGTATACTCTCTACCTACGTTCGTAATGTCCTGCTTTGCCCGACAATATTGACATTTGATTGTTTTGGGTGAAGGGGCCACGATGCAATTACCTCATCAATATCGTGCAGATTGCTAATTTTAGTAATATTCTTGGGAGTCTTGATACCGACTGGTTCTTGTGTATAAAAATAAGTACGCACCTCATGCGTACCATGCTTCGGCAACTCATCAAAGGATGGAGTGATAAAAATATCACAGTTTAAAGCTACCGCTGCGTTGTACTGATAGTGGACAGGGATATCATATATAACTCGGTTATACATTAAAGCCCACTCGTCCAGCCAACGTTCGGTCATATTCCTATTGGTTCGACCGGTAATAAAGAAAACATCGTTGCCAGATGCAAACCACCGACTGGCGGCATACCAGCCTTGCTCAGTCGCCATTTGATTAAGACAAAATAAATCATCATCAATCTCTCCATGCTTGAGAGATTTTTCTGAAATTAATCCATCTAATGTAAGGCCAATTTTCATATGTTTGAGGGACGGGCGCCGAAGCACCCGTCCCTCTCCCCTCTTAATTAATTATATTACCAGCTACTAGCATTATTGCGAGGAGCATCTTCGGTTGAGGTCATAAACTCAGCCTGCTCGCTGTACGGAAGCACACGGTAAACGCTATTAGCGTCATGCATCTCGAAGTCAGCAAATTCGCTGGGCTCATCGCCAGTTTCGATGGGAATGAGCGTGTAGTTGGTGTCGTGCATCTTAGAGCCAGTGCGACTAACCTTGTAAGAGCGGTCGGTAATAGTGCCAAACTCCGTAGCATACTCTACAAGAGTGGCGCCGATGTGCCGCTGATTAAAGGTCTGGTCGAGTACCATCGTTGACCAATTGCCATTCTCGTCAAGAACGGCCACATTAGCCACGAAGTGCGTCTGCGGACGCCACTTGGGGTCCTTAACAGTCTGCTCACAGGCCCAGCACTTGAAACCCATTTCTTCATTGTCAGCAGTGCAAGCCATCTGCTTCTTGAAGTCAAGCGGCGACTTGTGAACGGCAACAATAGCCGCAGCCCCACGAGACTCATTGAAGTTCTTGCTATCAATGGTCAGTTCCTGAAGGAACCGAATCTTAAACGCGTCACGGTCCTTAAGCGTGAGGAACTTCTTGCCCCCACCACCCTTGGATTCGTTTTCTACCTTATTCTTTAAGTTTGCGAGTGTCTTATAAACAGTCATTGTGTTTTCTCCTTATTTTGAAATAACCAATCTAAGTAATTGATTTTATTATTGATGCTTTCTCTAATTTGTTGTTCCGTCATCTCCCCCGGATCTTTGATGCCTGACGGATAGGGCACAATCCAAATATCCTTTCTGGGGTTCCCCTCCATTATAGCACGCCGAGCGGCGCTCCCGGCCTCGTCGTTGTCGAAAAACAGGACGAAACTATCAAAATATCCGCTCAGGAGCTTGTGATGTTCTGCCGGGATAGACGCACCCAGAGTAGCCACCACATTTGGAAATCCAGCTTGGTGAACTTTAATAGCATCCAAGCTTCCCTCGGTCAAGATGACCTCTCGATATGACTTAGCATTCTGTAGATTAAATAGAACCTCACGCCGAGGGAAGTCATTGGAATATAAATATTTAGGATGCTGGTTCTCTTCCGTAGAACGCCCAATAAAGCCAACTACAGAAAAGAACTCATCTCTGGCGGGGATGACTATCCTACGTTGCTTAGCAGAATATCCGATATCAAAGTGCTCCAGTACACCAGCATGGAAACCCCGCTGCAGTAAGTAACTTAATTTCTGCTCTACCTCTGCTGGATTTCTGTAGTCAACAGTGATTCGCTCCATTGCCTCATCCCAATCTTCTGGAATAGAAACTAGGGCGCCGCCGGTTTTATCAAGCATGTTAAGCAACTCATCATCTGAATAATGAGGCTGAAACGACCACCCAGTTTCTTGTCCAGTCATTTCCTTTACCAGACGAGCAAAGGAGCCTTTCTTGGAGCAAGAAGGATTGAAGCAATGCCATAGTCCAGTTTTTTTATTGATATAAAAAGCTGGGCTAGAGGTATTGCTGTGAAATGGGCAATAGCAAGCGTACTCCGAAGGTGTCTCTGTCACGACCGTAAGGTATTGGTCTACGAACTGCTGAACGGCGTCCTTGTTATTTAAACCAGAAATGGAGTTCAAAACTAAAGGTCCCCTTCTCTGTCATATTCCAATACAGTTTAGTACGCTCAATATCGCCGTATGTTTCAGCAATATATTCTTCAATACTTGGTCGCTGCCGCAAAATAGTTTCCTGATCCCTAGCTTCCCCGTCTACTACATGATCGGGGATAGCCTCATCATCAGACATCGAATAGTTCCTCTCTTTTGCCGCTATCAAGATCCCACTGAAGATAGAAAGCAAAAGGATGACCTCTACGCACCTTGCGACTAACGACTTCAAAAAGGTTCGAATCAGCATTCCTATGTACCGCCATTACCAAATCTGCATCGTAAGCTAATTGCTTACTCCATGCAACCTCAGCGAGAGCAGGGGCTCTTTCACCTTGGTTACCATCCATTGTAACAGCTGCGATATCAATAACCGGAATATTATGACGGACAGCAATCCGCTTGAAATCCTTAGAAAGATTCTTGGCTCGTTCTGTTTCGGTGCCGCCCTTCTTTGCATCATCGAACAGGCCATGATAATCAAGGATAAGAAGATCGGGCTGATACTGCTCAACCTTAGCCTCTACAACATTCTGATTAGCAGCTTCGATACCATCTGAGGTTACAAGATGAATAGGAGGACGATTCTCAAAGGTCCGCTTGGCCCAGTCTTGATATGCGTCGGGATTAACTCCACGGCCAAACATCAAGTCCGAGTTTCTGAAGGTTTCACCTTGGTTAAGGATGGTATCTAACCGATAACCCTCCTGCTCTTTATTCATCTCCAGCGAGATGATAAGGGGGCTATAACCGGCCATCCATGCATTAGCAGCAAACAGGCGTGAGAACCAAGACTTACCGCTGCCGGTCCAGCCAAGAATAACAATAAAGTCACCCTTCTGCCAGCCACCGAAATGCTTGTCGATAACATCAAAGCCGCTAGGGATACCCATGATGTTCTTTTCTGGGTCTTCGTAACGGACCTTAAAGTCCTCTACTCGCTCTAAGTAGTCGCCAGTAAGGTTGGTGTCCTTCAGTGCGCCAGTATGCTTCATAAGACGCAGGCTATTCATTGCTACGAAATTCAACGCAGCATTGGGGCCGCTATCTCTGAGTATCTGGATAGTGTCGTGCAGTGCCGTCCGAACATTCTCAGCTAAGGCGTGCTTACGAGCTTCATCAATATAAAACTGCAGCGGGGCAGCGGCTGTGTCGATGAATTCGAATTCACGGAATTCATTCTTCACAATAGACTTGGTTGGAAGCTTACCATACTTGGAATAGTATCCGTGAATAAACTCCCAAATATCTTTATGGTCAATAAAAGCTTCGTCTACATTTTGCTCAATAGCGGGGACGATGTTATCGGCGTCCACCAGACTATTGAGTAAGCTCATTTCGTAATTAATTGGACTCACCCTTCATGCGCTGTTGCGTCTCACGAACAAGACGACGGAACTCTTCTTTGTCTTCCATCTCAATCTTAATCTCGTCAACTAACGTACCCAGACGTACCACATAGTCCATTAAGAAAACGACGGGCTGCTTTTCAGTGGCCAAAAAACGCTTCATGGTTTGCTCGGCCATTTCGTCACCACCATGACTGGCGAAATACTTCACCAGTCGTTCAGAGTTGGCTTCATCCTTCTCAGTCTGGAAGAATATTTTCCCGCTGTTCTCTGCTAAGTCTGCGAAGCAGGTAATCAGGCTTTCTCCAGTTAGACTCATCTATATTCTCAACTTCTTTCCAGATTGCAAGCAATCTATCAAAATATGAATAACCACCCGCCACACACGAAACATCAAAATACTGATCCATGCACGGCACTTTTACTTGACAATCACGGCAAATGTTTTTCGCTCGGCGTATGTCATCAGCCCGATACGAGATGAACAATCGGTGATCTTCATCTACGCAGGCTGCCTTACTCATCCAAGCAACATTACTTAGAAGACCCACCAGATAATTCGCCGTCTAACTCAGAGAGGCGCCCCTCTACTTCTGACTCTACTCGCTTCCAAGCAGCAGCCCATTCTTCATCTGACATGACATCCTCGGAATCCACCGTCAGCCCAGCGTCAATACGCAGTGACTGGTAGTTGCCAAGGTTTCTCGTCAGACCTACGGTTACACTAATCGTGCCTTTCTTAGCCATTTTTTTCTCCTATTTTTTGTAAATCTTCTGCAATTTTATTTCTTGCCCGCTCACAATATTCTCCACTAACCTCAGAGCCAATATAATTTCTCTGAAGCTGAATGCAGGCCCTTGCTGTCGTTCCACTCCCCATGAAAGGATCATACACCATGTCACCGGGATTCGACCATGTTACTACATGATCTGAGGCCAGCGCAAGTGGATACGGCGCAGGATGCTTGACGCCGTTGAAACTCGTAGTGTATTTCCAAATGTTATTTCTAGGTGAGAAATCCGGAACCGGATTTTTCAGAACCCCTGAGAAGTCTTTATAGCCAGCCCACTTATTAGGCTTATCGATTATAAGATTAATAGACTTAGGTCGTCCCTTGGAAAAGACAAACATATATTCAAAAATTTGAGAATATCTCACGCTTTTCGGATTAGATGGATACGTTGAACTATTTTTTTCATATATCATCGTATCGTGTAAATTAAATCCCACATCCATAAACTTTAAAGCCTGTCTAAAACTCGAACCAGTTTCAGAGCCTTTAATGGTAGCATCACCTACTACCCATACCACAACACCACCCGGCTTAACGACTCGGAATAATTCTTCAATCGTAGCGTTGCTATCGAATGAGAATCCTTCATAGTCCCTGAGGTTGTCATATGGGGGACTTGTGACTACTAAGTCAATATATTGGTCTGGCATGGACGCCATTGTTGCTAGGCAATCTTCATTGTATATTTTGTTATATTCCAAATTACTCACCGACATTTTTTATTTTCTGAAATCTCGCATTAACGAGTTTAAGTGCTTCTACTTTATCTATGCCGTGATGCGACCTAGGACGACCGGCGGCATTTCTCATAGAGAAAATTTCGATGAGGTCATACACATCTCTCAAAGTATAGACACGGATACTCGCAGTTTTCTCTGGATTGACCGGATACTTTTTAGCCTGCGGTATAAGATTACGCTGTTCATACTTACGGATAGTATCCGGCTTTCTGTCAAGAATTTTGGCAACTTCGCCAATGCGAAAGGCTGGAGTCAAAAAGTACCCAGCCGTATCGTACTCGATAGTTTGATTTTCAAAAATATTATAGTTGTAAATATTAATAATGTTACTTTTTTTGACTACTGAAACTATACGAACTAACTGCTGCTTATCATTAAAGAAGAGACGGTTCTTAGTTAACTTGACTTGACTTTTTTTCTCTAAGAACACGCTCAATCTCTTTCAATAGATGCAAATATTCTTTATATGAACAGCGTGAGTTTTTGGCACATAGCGTACAGGTCAATTCAATTTTCTTAATCTTCCGGTCGCCACCGGGGGAGTCGGATTCCCAATAAATTTCATCCTCAAGAACCCGACCCCCACAGCGACGACACCAAAATCCTCCAAAGTGGAGCATTCTTATAACACCTACCCCAGAACTTTAGTCTCAGAGAGACGAGCATTCGTATCCGTGCCACCAAACCACATGGAGTAGAGAGCCTGCGAAGAGGCCCAGACTACAGCAAACTTAGATGCAACATCCGAGAAGCTGCGGATTTCACCGCTCAGTGCGGCACCAATAAGAGCCACGGCAAGGCAGAATGCCATTGAGAAAACAATCTTAACATTTGAAGGCCACTTCTGCGCCTTCAGAAAAGAAATCAGCGGCGTTACAGCCATACCAGCAATAATCGATAAAAAGATATCTGTTGTATTCATACTTCCTCCTTATTTATGTAACATACTACAATGCTATTGTAGTACAATTTAGCTTTGTGTTACCAACCCTCAGCGGCACGATCTACACAATAGATTCCTGCCTCAAGTGTAACACCATGCTCCCGGGTAATAACCGCAAAGGCTTGAATAGGTTCCTCGTATGCACAGTTATTCAAGAATGCATACTCATCTAAGCCCTTCATCGAACCATTGACAGTAACTTTACCGGTGCGGGTATAGGAATGGAAATGCCCAACCCACATATGATCGTGCTCATCTCCCATAGATGCATTGCGCTTGCGCTTGCGTGCATCAAAGATAGCAGCAGGATTAACTAAACCAGCTAAGCCGCCTCCACCTTTCATCTGGTCACCGTGAGTCACCAACATTCTACGTCCATAAATTTCTACATAAGCATCGGCGCACAGCGGTATATTCCAAGAAAATCTTCTATCCGTCTTAAGGTGACGCTGTAGCATCAGGGCTAGCAGGTGATCCCAAGAATCTTCCGTGCGACCCTTCATACGGGGCTTATGCGATAACCTCCCGTGATTGCCTACCACCGAAACAACATGTGTAGGGCCATAGGCATCAGCGATGACTTCCAAAAACTTAGCAAGATGGTCTACCCAGAAGTCTACAGTTGGAATCATCGATGATTCTTCATTGAAGATAGTGTCATCATGTAGGCTACCCGCCACCATATCTCCACCAAGGATAACAATAGCACCTTCATACTCAAAGCCACCCATAAGATTCTTGCCCATGTTAACAGCACCATCAGCAGTTTTCTGGAGGCGCTTTAAGGCAATCTCACGATTGAAAGCATTCATTCCGCCCACCTCTGAGGGTTTCACGATCTCATCAAGGTGAAGGTCTGAGAGCATAATGAGGGCCGTAGCAGCCCCTTTGCGTCGCGCCCTTGACTTAGACCAAGGAACACTCTCTACCGAAATTTTACTAGCCTTCAATAGAATTTCATTAGCAGTCTTATATGCAGCGGCATCTTCTTCTGCTGCCTTGTGAGCCTGTCTTGCGAGGCTGCGTTCATTTCTCGCTGTAATTAATTCTCGCTCTAAACGAACAACTCTTTTCTGCATATCAGAAACTTCTGTATCAGTCATTGATACTTCCTGAGTCTTTGATGGGTAAATTCCAAATTTTAAGCGAGCGTCAGTGATCGTTCTTCTTGCAACAGAAATACCTCGCTCTTTAAAGTAAGCTACAACGTCTAAATCCGTATTAATCTCAGGCATTGCATAAATTTCTCTAAGCGTCTGTTCTTCAAGCCAAGGTTTGCTAATCATAAATTTTATTCATCCTTTTCTAGTTTGATAAATCGTCCCGAATTGTCTCTCTGCGGGAAGCCGTCTTCCTTGCGCTTTTCTCGAATTTTTTTACGCTGCGCTGAGCGGCGCTCTAATGATAGCACTCTTCCTTCGCCGTGCAAAGTCGAATGTTCTTCTCGGGTCGTTAAAAATAAATTTTCTAGGCGGTTGTCTAGTTTGACTTCATTGATGTGGTGAACTGATTCCCAAGGCTCTAGATATCTCTGGAAATATTCCTCCATAACTAGCCGGTGCTCGTAGATATAACCATGATTATGATATGGATGATCTGGGCGGAGCACCCTTATGTAACCTTTGTCGTCTATATATTTCCCACCGGTAAAGTTGGGATTGTTGGTTCCAGACATAGCGGTTTTACCCCACTTAATGTCTTTTCTTTTAGATATCAGGCTGCCCATCAATAAACCTCATTGATATTATTTAAATTATCAACAGTATTAGCATTATTAAGCTCAGCTTCTAGATTCGGATTATACTTTACTCCCGGCATACCTCCGGTGCCAACGAATTGCACCATAAGGAAAGATTTTCTTAAGGGATTTTGATTAGGTGTAGCTACAGCACTAATTACTCTACCGGACTGAACACCGTCTGTTGCCGTTCCGGGCGTAGAGCCTCCAGTGCCATAGTTATACAATCTAGGTGAACCGTATCCCATTCTTGTATCAGATGGTGAAATATCATTCATGATGATTCTACCGAATTGTCTTAAGTCACCACCCATCAGATCATAATTGTTATTGGAGATATACGTATAGACATGCCATCCTACTGTGATACCACGTTCTAACCATACATACCCCGAAGCCTGAGCTGGGGCAGATATGCCTGATGCAACAAACGATGCTCTTGCTACTACGTTACCGATATAAGGGCTACTGGGCGCTACTTGAACGCTGTACAATGACTCATTTGTGATAGCATCATACTGGGTAGTCGAAGGGTATCTTCCACTTCTCTTATATGTCACAACAAAATGATATCCGTCACGAATAATCGTTCCAGCAATGGAATCATCGGGTCTTGTTGTGGTGACCTCCTGCTTGGCAGACTGACAAGAAAAATGTACTTTATACCACCCAGTGTACGGAGCACGAAAGAATTCGATAGACAAAGCAGGGATTCTAGTGGGTCTATTGCCCGGCATAGCTTCAAATCTTTGTGTCATCGAAGCTAGAGCCAAGGCTGGGCCAGAAGAGCACAATGCCGCTAGATAATTTTCTTTATCATTTTCCACCATCTGAGATAAAGCTGTCGATGTGAGTGGTGAGCTTGGTGCCCACCTAACTGTTTTATACATTATGGCCTCTCCGGGTTAGCGCTATCATATGGATGATTTTCAAATGATTCAAAGAATGGCGCTACGGAGATATCGTTCATAACGCCCGGCTGAGCACCAGCTGGTTTTTCAGCGATTCCGCAATCTTCGACTGATACGTAACCCATAAACTGATTAATTGCTTCTGTATTGAATGTTGCCGCAGATGTCTTATACTGAGTAGGGAGATTTGTTGCCGGGTGGCCAGCGGTACAGTCCATCAATTCCGGTGGGACAACGCCACCGTAAGCATTCATTGGTCTAAATTGAGCTTTAATAATGGCATTACCACTAGTCTTAGCTGCCATAGCCCTTACCGCGTGACATGAGCTTGGGACTGAGCCTTTAGCTGATTCATCACCCCAAGCCCAAATGTTAACATTGGTATTATAAGCAGTGCCTGTTGGTCCATTATACTCTCGTAAATAATAGTTGGTACCATTTACACCACCCATATTATAATCTGGATCTATATAGTTAGTCCAATACAATAAATCGTGTCGATGGGTGATATCTCTTAATCTTACTTCGATGCGTCCAGTATGTCCATTGTTAGCATTAACATAGTTATTGGCTGCCCATGCATAGTCAAAATGCATCATAAATTTATAATATCTATTAGCTTCAAAATTAACAGATATAGACGATGAACTTAAAGGTTCTGCGAACTGGACATCTATCCATCCAGATGAAGTCCACTGAGTATAATTGCCAAAGGAGGAACTATAGTTAACAGTTGAAGACTGGAGTCCGTTACATATACCTAGTCCAACAATACCGCGAGCGCGTGAGTTTAACTCATTACGAATAGAGTCATCATTATCGCTCATAGTTTGCAGCAATTTATCATCTAGTTTGGTAAAAGTTGCTAAGTTAGGCTGTTGGTTCTGCATTTGTATTATCCTGTATCATTGTATCATCTTCTCTATTGATGATAATCGACGTTTGACTGCCGCAATCTGTGATGATGAACTGCGCTGTTGGCATTCCACCGGCAAACGGGGCATTTACGGTAGGTTTACTTGCACCCCATATAGCATCGGCACTCAAAACTGAATCCCCCGTACCATCTGGGTCTTTATAAGACTGTGCATTATCTCTAGGTAATGCGAAGTCTGAAATATTATATCTACCCCAATTTTGCTGCGCGCTACCGGCGTCATTACCGAGATATGTAACTTGGTCAGGCTCATAGGTGGCGTCTGGGAGTGTTGTGAAGGTGTTTCGCATCTGCTCCCAGATAGCAATGTGGAGTCCATTTTCAGACTTCCACATGACCTCATATAAGTGAGGACCCGGAGTGGCGCCAACATCATAACAGTCAAAATAAAACGAATGAATGGACTTGCTGGTCGTGCCTCGGCTGGTCCAGATATCAGTCAGCGATTCCCCAGAAATATCAACGCCATCTCTTGTAATCTTAAAACCCTGAATTCCCCAGTTTGATGCTTCTGAGCCCGTTGATGGAGACGGATTGACGTGATAAAGGATAGGGATATATAACTCTAAATGAAGCATCCTTGCTGATTCTACATTTACATGAGCAGATAGTCCATTGGGATTAATTTTCCAGTTATCTACAACTCTCGTCCATTCCTTAATAGCTGTATTTTTATTAGTCGATGCAGTGAAGTCTGGCGGGGACAGAAAGAATCCGTTTAAGTTTACATCTCTATATCCGGCTTTTTCATCATTCGAAGCATATGTCGTTAATTCAGCATAGCCAATGATACCGCGAGGTTTCGCCTCTAGTTCTTCTAATATACTTTGATCATTCTGAATCATATTCTGCATTTTCTCTAACGAGAGAGGTTCAGATGACCATGTTACCGGAATATAATCCTGCATTAAGAAACCTTCCTTAGTGTCATCGACTGTTCGATGCCCCCATTGTAGCTTTGACTAATTGACATCACCCAATACTCTCCATTATCTATGGAAAGACGCTGTAGGAGGTTAATCTTGATTCTATCACCCAGCTGCAGATGAGGCAAGCCCAAAGTTTTGATATCTATCACGGGTACTGGATTACTATATTTTTTCAGTAAAAATTGAGCTAAGTCTTTGGCATAGGCTGCATCTTGGATTAATGGATTATCAATTTCAAGCACCTTTTCGCCGTATCTTCTGATGTTATCTTTATAATCCTCAGATACCTCAATAATATTTTGTTTATTCTTTTCTTTATTCTCTATAACATAACCAGCAACATGGAAATAGTTATCCAATTTAGTTACAGGATTGTTGCCTTCCACCACCACATATTTATTGCTAGGGACAACATTATCTGACGGGTATAATCTGATGTATCCATTGACACCATTAAATCTCCAATTAGAGGCCACAAGCGTTTTATCATATATGACTCCTGTAATAAATGGATAACTTACAAAAAATACAGGCTGAGACGACCACTCAAGATTGAATTCTCTAGCTTCTTTTACGACCGCACCAGCAGCATGAGGCTGCGGGGTACTGCCCCAGTATCCGCGCTCCAGAGACAGCAAGGAACTACCAGCAGTTTTACTATATTTAATGAATTCATTGTCAATTTTTACGATACCGCTATCGGGCCACAGGGGTTCATATATTCCTGCTGGATTTAACGTTAAAGACAAAGAAATGACATCTGTCGCATTACTCGATAGGCTCGAATTAAGTTTACACACCGCTAACGACGTTCCGCTCTCTGCTGCCCAGATACCAGTAGTACGTGCCGACACAGATAGTGCTGAATAGACCTTGACTATAATTTTATTGACTTGCAGATCAATATTCTGAGAGCCTGAGACAATAGATTTATTAGATGAAGCTGATGCAAAGTCGCCGTCATTAATTTCATATTGAACGACTGCATGTTGACTGTCTATAGAATCATCATATGACCTACCGTGTTCGTATGTAAAATTATTGTTTTCATCAAAGAAGAACATCCCTATATCTGCAGTGGCTATCTTCAGCATCTCTGCCCAGAAAGAATCGCTAGATACCGCCAAATTAGGAAACACATATTGATAAAGACTCCTGCCTCGTTCGTAGTGTAACCCAATTTGAACAGTAGTTAAAATACGATTGTAAATAGCCACATTAGAAATGAAGCCATTAAAACTATTTAAAGTAGAAGAGCCTTGTGCTCCTATAATAGTTTTAACTGACGCTGTTGTCAGAGTTCCAGTTGCTGTATAGACTACATATGGAGAACCATTTAAATATATAGTAACTGATGTTGTCGCTCCAGAGAATGTAAAGATAGCAACCACGTGATGCCATACATTATTAGAAATAACAGATTGAGTTACCGATGGAGTAAATGTTAATCCTGTAGCATTAAACTTAATGCGACCATCAGCGTCTAGGTATATTCTCCAAGTTCCCGTCGCCGCAGCTACACCTATATTTTCATGCACAAGCAAATATTGCTGTGTACTGACCGATGTAGGCTTAAACCACATTTCAGCGGAGAACGACTGCGTGGCTGTTGGATATAAAGGCAGCGATGGAGAGGCATTCATATACGCAGCATGTAATGATGCACTATTAAATTTGGTAGAAGTTTCAACTTCAGATGTGATTGGGCTAGCGGCATTAAATGTCGGCCACTTAGTGCTGTCCATTTCATTATATGGCACCGGAGTATCGCCAGAAGCACCAACTCTATATGTCAAATAATTGCTGCGACCTGCATGGTCAGTAACGGCCATTAGCCCACTATTTTTCCACAGTGATGGGCCGATGGTATTATTAGTTGAGCTTGAGGTATAGGCATACAGATGATTAGTAAATTTAGTTACATTTGGTACAATGTTTTGCTTGATTTTTCCGGCAGCTGTATATGCATAACCAAAGTTTTTTAAGTCTTCAAAGGAGAAAAATCGACCTTGATTCATTGGCCAATAAAATGCTAAATTACCATTGCTAGATACAGGAGTATTATTGCCAGAATATCCAGCCTTGCTGTAGTGACTGTAAATCTCCTCGGCGGGCAGTGGCCTTCTATAGAGCGCAACGTGAGCAATGGCTGTATTTGTCAGCGGATTCCCCAAGGTATCAGCCGCTCCAATTCGCAATGGCGATGTTGGCGCATAAGTAAGTGATTGCTCCATATATGTCTGATTGGCTGCTATAGTTGACCCGGCAGATGCCTCCCTGCCGTTGATATAAAACTGAATCTTCTGGCCGGAAAGAGTGATTACAACATGCGACCATTTATTTGCAACTACTGGATTATTATATGCGGCAGAACTGCTGAAGATAAATGACGTTGCCCCAGTGGAGTTAAAAAGCATTAATTCAATTAACCCGGCTGATGTTAACGAGACGACCCATTCCTTTTGATTTGCTAGCGAGTTGGAGTATTTACTTAAAATAGTCTGAGTGCTAGCTGGTAAGGACGTTGGTTTAATCCAAAACTCCATAGAAAAAGAAGCATCAAGTGTGTTGGGCTTGGCAACTAGGTATGATGAGAAAATACTGAAATTATATGCAGTAGCGGCTGCATTCCCGCCGACTGTTCCCTCGAATGGAACAGTCTGGACCACGGTATTTGTAGCATCTAAATTATTAGTGACAGAAATATATGAAGCACTGGCCCCGAAACTTAATGCTCGGCTGCTATCTTCTGTCAAAATAGGCCCGTCAACTGACGACAACCCAGCTACATTAGTCGTGCCATTGCGCTCATACCCAGAGATGTCTCGGATGAAGGCCCCAGTTGTGGCTGTATTTAGTCTAGTATCAAGCGGCCAATAGCCCACGGGATTGGATGCTGATATCATATTTTTATAGATATTAGAACTATATGTGCCGCTTTTTTGATTTTGATATGGGGCTGAGTATGACGATGTAATTTGATTCAGGCTTCTCGCCGTAGCCCATATCTTCACTTCTCGCAGATGACCAGTGAAGAGAGAACTAGTGTTTAATGTATGAGGGCTAGTAGCAATGCTGCCAGAGATGGTAGAAGTGATAAATCCAGCCCCCAGTAAAAACTGACCAGATGGCTTGAAGGGCACAAATGCAACATCACCGCTGGCATCCAAAACTCCATCAATAATATATCTAATATTAGCATTGCCATTAATAGCACTAGCCGCTGGGTCTATAACAATAGCTACATGATGCCATAATCCATCGCTAACAGTGGCTGTGCTAGAAACTCCAAGAGCTGTATCTGATGTTCCCGGGGCATATGTTTGTATTTTAGTAGTAATCTGTCCTGTCGCTGACAAGTTTACCCTTAATTCATTGGCGTATCTCTTGGTAGCGTAATTTAAAATAGTTTTTCCATGTGATGTACTACTTGTTTTAATCCAAAACTCAATTGTTGATTCCGAAAAAGGAAAATCATAAAAAGTCTTGGGAAGAACACGCCTAGATGCTGTAGTTGTATTTTTCTTTGTTCCCACAACTGGCGTGTCAGTTCCCGCTGAGCTAGCGAGCATATCTGCAAATGGGTGACTATATAGATATGTGAAACCATTAAAGTATAAAGAAAATGGCTGTAATGTGGTTTCGTTGAACCGCCAAAATGCATCCGGCCTATCTCTTAATACAGTTTTAAGATAATTATAATCAACATTAATTTTTGAAATAGGAACGCCAGCTCTAGCGGCTAATTCAGCTATAGCTTCTGATGCGGTAACGTCACTAGCTAAATATCCATCTACGATATTAGAATCTTGCATTTTGCCGCTATAGTCTCGACAAGATACTGATACCGTCATGTTATCTGAATCAATTGCCCATGTATCGGAGTAAAATGTTCCCTGCTTTATAAGTTGATAAGTATTCGCCGCCACAAGATACTTATATCCTACAGTAAACTTTACGCCCGGCGTCATCAGGCCATAGTAGTCACTACCAGTATTTTCGGGATTAAACTGGAGATCTGTATTATCCAATACAAGGTTGCACGTATTAGAAGCCGTGGCTCCGAGAGGTACAGACGAGTCTGTATTTTCTCTAACCTTGGAGATGTCCATAGAAACGACATCAAAATGATTGAGCTGGTCTACTTCAGCGATCGGATCATTAGCAATAATCTCAGTCCACCGGGGACTAAACTCTTGAATTCTAGCGACATCGTTGGCATATTGCGTGGAGTCCACTATCAGTAAAATTGCCTTAATTTTGGTTGCTCCACCACCACTTAAGACAATAGATGTACTAGATGATGTTAAAGTGAATGCTTGGGCCGCTGACCACGTACCGTCCTCTGCCTGATAGTAGACGTTGCCGGATTTAATGCGGCCGTACTTAGTAGAGCTATAGACATCAATATGACTGGCGAATATAGGATCAAAAGTAATATATAACATCGGCTTTGAATTAGCCGCGAAGTTGCCAGAGCCGTCAGATTTATTTTTCGACCACCAGCCGTATTCGTAATCGGTAACCCGCAAAGTTTCCTGCCGTTCCGATACGTAATAATCGCCGTTAGCTGTGATTACATTGCCATTTTCATCTAATGCGTCCAACACAGCCCATGTAACAGTATGTTCATTCTGTCCATTGATAACCTGATCTGCATTATAAAATTTACTAGAGTTTTTAATATTATTGGATAAAGTGGCAGATCTATATAAGGTAGCCCATCCTCTTATATCAGTCTTAGCATTAAAAATAGCAAGTTCACTAATGTAAGTGTTCCTACAACGCTCACCGAATGTTGGATCTGTCGCAGTAGTTGATTGCCTGCCGCCAATAAATAATTTCCAAGCAGGGTTGGTATTCATAGTAGTTGTTGAAGCTGCACTTACAGTCGGAGATGTATAGTTGCCATCAACCATAATTACAACTCGATTAGAACTATCGACAGTCATAACAATATGATGCCATTGATTTAATGAGATTCCAGCAGCTGTCGTCGCTATCGGATTGGTTCCATTGTTATTAATAGAAGCACTAACTAATACGGCACCATTACTGGGCTGCTTTCGTAAAGTCAGGTACCAAGCATTACTAGCTGCCGTTCCATTATCTGCAAAACCATTATTATCAGAATCTTGGCCAACTGCTGCTATCATCTCAATAGTTTCAGAGCCAGTGGCATTAGCTGCAGTAACATAAACCCATGCGCTTACTGTTAAGTTATTAGTTCCATTAAAGACAGATGTTCCCGTTGACGTTTTATTTGATGTAAGGTATCCGCCATCAATAATAGAAGTACCATTTTTAAAGTAGAAACTTCCACCATCTATCCTTCCTGACAGTGGAGAATAGGAAGATGAAATAGAAGCTTGTCGAAATTCAATGCCCGATGGGTTGATTAAATATCCATTAAAATCGTTACCAGATATATCCGATATATTAAAATATTTACGAACTGTATTCACTCTGTTGCTAACATTCAAAGAACCTGACTTCCATCTTTGACTAACATCAGACATAGAAAGGGTATCATTATAAATGAGTACCTCATCTATAGTTCCCAAGAAATTAGTCGTTGGAGACGTTTCCGGTCCCGGTACGGCAGTATATGTAAAATATCTAGCTCCAATGCACATATAACTACTGCATAGGTCTGACAGCATACCATTTGTGGTATTGCTGCTGCCTACGAGTTCATTGTCTACATAAAGTGACACCGAACCACCGTCATACGTTGCTACAATGTGATGCCAAACATCTTGAGCAATAGCGGTATAAGATTGCGCTTCAAGAAATACATTAGTTTTCTCGTAGGCTCTTCCATATAAATTATTGCGACTATTGAAAATAGTAAATGTTGGAATTCCAAATTGAACAGATAATATCCACTCTGGGGTATCGACAGCACCGGGTTGATTAAGCAAATATTTTTTCGAGCTTTTATATAATAATATAACTTCTCTACTTTGAAATTGCGGGTCCACAAGGGTAGAAGCTGGCTTGAACCACATCTCTACGGAAAAACTAGGATTATCAGCTATCGACCATCTATTTTCTGTATCC